TATCCGGGTCAAGGAAATTTATCGCCCGGAAATCTATGATGAACCGGGCACTTCTGATCAACAGGGCTACTTTGCCTTTAGGTTCGCCCCTGTGCAGAAGAAGCAGACCGATATCTCGGTGTTCACCGCTCTGCTTAATCCGACCAAGGTCAAAGAACCGGTTTAGTGGACGGTTCTCTTGGCATCATCGAGGAATCGCTTGATGCCTTCCAGTGAAGCCTTACAGGTCAGGTTGTTGGAGCGAAGCTGCACCAGCAACTTGGCGACCTGACTGTCGGTCAGGGTCGCGACCGCAGGATAGGTCTTCACAATCGGGCAGTTGTACATCGAGGCCGGGACATCAACGATGTGGTACTTCTGCACCAGCACTTGGTCCTGCGGGTCGCAGGCGGCCAAGAACAGGCTCGCGATGATGGTGAGTGCTACGAGAACAGGTTTCATTTCGAAAATCTCCTAATGGTTTCCTTCAAAACTTCTGATGATGGGCGGTCGCTCTTCTTGCCTTCTGAATCAATCCAGTCGGTGATTGATCGGTTCTGGGCCTCTAATTCATCGTTCTTCTTGTTCAAGTCATCGATGATGGCCTGCCGGTTGCGGTCAATCTCTTCCATCTGCAAACGGAATTTCTCGTTGTCCTTGAGGGCCTGCTTGAGTTGCTCTGCCTGAAATACGGCGCGGGCCTCGTTCTTGACCTTCCACTTCCAGCCGAAGTAACCCCCGACCAGCGCTAGGGCCAGTACCCCGTAGATGATGTACTTACCGAAAGTGCCTTGAAGTAGTGCTAAAACTGCTGTCATGGTGTTCCCCTTTCCCACCTATTTAGTACCATTTGACATGTTGGAAAATGATCCTATATCTGCGGGTAGGTAACAAGGAGACGACATGAGTTTAGAAGAAAACGCCAACCCGAACGTATCGAACGTCAATGCTCAACTGAAATCGATCATTGAGCGGGTCGAGCGGCTGGAGGAAGAGAAGGCTGGTATCGCTGAGGACATCAAGGATGTGTTCTCGGAAGCCAAGGGTAATGGGTTCGATGTACCCACCCTGCGCAAAATCGTTCGGCTCCGGAAGATGGATGCGAATGAGCGGGCCGAGCAAGAAACGATTCTCGAAACATACATGCGTGCAATGGGGATGATGTAAGTGGGTATTCACTGGAGCGACGTTAATCAAACTTCGAATGGCGGCACCGAGCTTCTGGCCCGGAAGCTGGAAGCGCTGATGGACCCGGCACTGATGGAGAACTTCCAGATTGTGCCATCCCGTCTGCGTGGCGAACTGGATGAGAGCAAGATTCGTATCTTCTGGGCGCATGACCTTGCAGATGACCCTGAATCAGCCCACCTCGCAAAGGAAGGCTGGCGCAAGTACCACAAGCTGGTGTTCGTCTCCAACTACCAGATGCAGACCTACATCGCCAAGTTCAACATCCCGTGGAACCGCTGTCAGGTCATCCTCAATGCGGTCGAGCCGCTCGACTATATCGAGGACAAGGACAACTCCACCATCCGTCTGGTCTATCACTCGACCCCGCACCGTGGCCTGAACCTGTTGGTGCCGGTGTTCAAGAAGCTGACTGAGACCAACCCCGACATCCGGCTCGATGTGTTCTCATCGTTCCATCTCTATGGCTGGGGTGATAACGATACCCCGTTCCAGCCGGTGTTCGATGCGATGAAGGATAACGAGAACATCACCAATCACGGCACTGTGACCAATGATGTTATCCGGTCCACCCTGTCGAACGCCCACATCCATGCCTACCCATCAACATGGGTTGAGACCTCTTGCCTGTGCCTGATGGAAGCCATGTCGGCCGGTCTGATGTGTGTTCACCCCAATCTGGGTGCCCTGCCGGAAACCGCAGCCAACTGGACCATGCAGTACCAGTGGGATGAGGACCAGAACCGTCATGCCTCGATGTTCTACCACACCCTCCAGCATGCGATTTCGGTGGTCCGGGAGAACAGGAATCTGGGTCAACTGAAGTCCCAGCGGGCCTATGCCAACGTGTTCTACAACTGGAACCTCCGCAAGATGCAGTGGGAAACCTTCCTCCAGTCCCTGCTGGAAGAACCCCGGGAGTTCGAAAAGAAGAAGGAGATGTTCTCCTACAGGGCCTAAATAGATCAGGGAGGAACCTGATTTATGGTGGATAAGGTCAACAATGTCGTGATGTTTCCGGGGGTCACCCGAAATCGACCCCCGCAAACTCTGGAGGAAATCACCAAGCATGTGGTTTTGGCCAAGACTACGAGAATCGAATCCGTTGTCGAGAATGTCATCATTCAACTGTTCGAGGACCTTTTCCACCACGGCTATGATTTCTCTGACCGCGAGGACACTAACCGGGACATGGCGTTTTTGATTGAAGGTCTGAAATCAATGTTGAACCGACATGATGGCATGAGCCACCCCTTTCAGCATCTGGCCGAACAATTTTTCTTTGCCGATGAAAATGGGGACCTGACGTTGCTAACTAATGATGTCGCTGGTGAAGTCAGCGAGGGAGACACTACGGAAGTTTAACATGGGGGATAACGTGAAGATTGGTTTGGCTGAAGCGTTGATGTTGGCCGCAAAGGAAGAGACCTTCGATAACAAAGTCTTGACCCTGTCGATGCATGATTCACCGCACTTGCGGATGATTATCAAGTACATCCTCGACCCGAAGGTGGTGTGGTGGAAGATGCTGGTGGGTGAATCCTACACCAAATCACCGCGCTACAAGCCTAATAAGTACATGGATGCCGAGGGTCGTCTGTTCTCCGACCTCCGTCTCATCTACATGTTTGTCGAGAGCGGTGATGAGAACTGGGGCATGCCCCCGGGCCGAGCCCTGTCTCAGGACCAACTGCTGACCCGCATGGCCATGCAGAACAATCCCCGCAAGCGTGAGCGCAAGTGGTGTGAGTTGCTGGAAACCATCACACCTGACGATGCCGAGCTTCTGGGTAACGCCGCCAACAAGGCGTTCCCATTCGAGGGCCTGCCGCGCGAAGTCATCGATACCGCCTTCCCCGGCCTGCTGGACCCTGTCCCGGCACGGGTGGTGGCTCCGGTCGAACCCGTTCAACTCACGCTGGATGATATTCTGTAATGGGTAAGTCACGCGGACGCTACCAAGATGATGATGATTCATGGGAGTGGCAGGAAAAGGAAGAGAAGTTCAACCGTCGCCGGGAGAAACGCAACGTTCGCAACATGGCCAACGTTGTGAACACCATGATCAAGAATGAGGATGAAAATGCCTGATTGGGATGACTATCTGCCGAATGACCCGAACAAGGGTGTACCGATTGCTCAACTGATTAAGAAACACGGTACTTTTACCGCTGTAGTTGAGGAAAAGGTTTGGTTCGACTCTAGCGCGAAACCGAAGCCGAAAAAGCTGCCCGATTCGGAGTTCGAGCCCGACCCCGAAGTCAAAGATGAAGGCGATGGAATCTGATGCCAACCTATCATTTTCGTAACAAAAAAACAGGCAAGGTCATCGAAATGACCATGTCGATTGCGGAGGCCGAAGAATACGAAAAGGCCAACCCGCATATGAATTGGCAGTGTGCCGCGCCGAAAATCGTGGATGCCCACAAAGTCGGCCGAATGAAGCCCGATTCGGAGTTCAGGGACCGCCTCAAGGACATCAAGAAGAGCCACCGGGGTTCCAAAATCAACACGTTTTAGTTTACCCACAGCTTTAACCTGATCAATTCCTCACAGAGGCTAAATACTATGTCGTCATGCTCCACTCACTTTTTTGAGGGCATCGAAGTGCATAAGTTCGACCGGAATGAACCCTATGATGCTGCGATGTGGATGCTGCGTAGACAGGTCCCGGCCGAGCTTGCCGATAAGGTCAAGCTGAAGGTCCACATCCGCAAGATGAAGCACCAGAAGGGCCAGTGCTGGAATTACAAGGGTGACAAATTCACCTTCGACATTGTCATTCATTCTGACATGGGCCGCATCAAAAGTCTGCGCACCATTGCCCATGAAACCGTGCATGTGGCGCAGTACCTCACCGGTCGAATGAAGAATGTATGGCCCAATAAAAAGCAGGGCACCAAACGCGCGGTGATGTGGAAGGACAAGGAATTTGCCGACGCACAATCCGGCAAAGCCTATTACGATTCACCATGGGAAAAAGAAGCCTATGGGATGCAGGATAAGATCATGAATGCCTACATTTCGAATCATCCGAGAAAAAACGAAGATTGACTTTTGGACACATTTGTGATAAAATGTGATTTCATTATTGGAGGGGATCATGAACATGGAAGAGGGTATTCCAGAATTCCTGCGACGAACCAGAGGCGGTAACACCGCTCACACATTCGAAAGCAAGCAGCCAGAAATCATCTGGCGCAAGAGAGAAGACAAGCCGAAGAAGGTCACTGCACCGGAGCGCATTGCATCCGGCACCCGCGAAAAAGCATCCGACCTCTGTGCCGAAATCAACGGCTACTTCGATGACTGGTACTTGGAAGGCTCCGAAGCATTTCTGAATCCATATGAGTGGTTGCGTGCCCGTGATGTCTCGGCACCGGTCGCCAAGCTAATCCTCGACCGCTACAGCCGCGAACTGGAAGAGTTGATAAACCCTGATAGATGCCCGCAAATCAAGGAAGCCTACGCATCGTTTGCCAAGGAAGACCTCGCCGAGATGATTGGGTTCTGGCAGCGGCTGGTCGATGACATCAATCAGTATCTCGGCAACAAGAAAGCCGCGACCTCGGCCAAGCTGCGGGGACCGAAGGGACCTCGCGCCATCAAGCCAGAGAAGAAGGTGGCTAGGTTGCAGTACCAGCGGGAAGACCGTGAGATGAAACTGATTAGCATCGCGCCGGAACGCATCATCGGGGCACAGGAACTGTGGACCTACAACACCAAGTACAAGCATCTGACCCAGTACAAGGCCCGTGGCCGGTCAGGTCTGATGGTGAAGGGAACCACAATTCAGGATTTCGATGTCGAGAATTCTATAACAAAAGTGTTGCGAAAGCCGGAAGAAATCATTATCGAAGTGTTGAGATTGCGCAACCGCGATAAGATACTTCCAGCGATCAAAACCAAGGCTATTGCGCCCTCCGGGCGAATCAACGAGAACACCATTCTGTTACGGGTAGGTTGAATGAAGGAATATCGGGAGTTGATTGAGGCGCTGGTGGGTCTGGCCAAACTGAACCGACCCAAGCCGCACGAAGAGTTAACCGAAATGCAAATCAAGATTCAGCACGGCATCTCCGACACCATGGATGATGCCGCTGCTGCCATCGATGACCTGATGAACCAACTGGAGCGAGTGAATGAAGAAGCGAAGCGGGACTGTCCGGAGTATGCTTAACGAACATCAGGTCGTACTGTACGATGATGGTGTTGAAGTGTTCGTCGGCTACTTTGAGAGTTCGCATGCCGCCAATGAACAACTGAAGAAGTGGGAGAGCGGCGAACTTCAGCTTCTGCGGGATTAAGAATTAGTGGGTAAGGAAAGGTAAGGGCTGACGAGCCCAAGCGGGGTGTTGCAACACCTGACAAACGGAGGATGGG